GCCATAGGCTATGCGTTGGCTATTAGCCATTGATAGCCTTTCTTTGAAATAGAAATAGAATAAGAATATATTATATAAATAACCTTAAGTAAAAAAAACTAAAAAACCTTAGGTTAAATAAACCTTAGGTTAGGTAAACCTTAGGTTGCGAACTCAACCTTTTTGTTTTTGTTTACTGTAACATTATCGTTATATTTTTAGCGGGGCAAGAAATTATTTTTTAACAAATTCAGGAGTTTTAAATGCCATACGAACAAAAAGATGACACATTTTCAATATTTAACAATGCAAACAAAGAAAAAGAAAGCCAGCCCGATTTTACGGGGCAAGGAAAGATAGGTGGTAGAGAAGTTAAAGTTGCAGGTTGGAAGAAAGTGGGTCAATCAGGAGTTGAATACATTTCATTTAAAGTGGAAGACAAGAATCAAGGAGTACCGTTTTAATGGGTAAATCAAGACTAAGAAAAAATAAAGAACTAAAAGACCGCGAACCTTCTAATGTTCAAGATAAAATTTATGCTAAGGTGCGGAAGTCTGGGACTGGCAGTAAGGTCGTTGGGCAGCGCATGATAAAGGATACACATTGGGAGAAAAAAACTGCTGATAGAGCAAAGGTCTATAATGCTGTTAGAAAACATAAAAAAAGAGATATTAAAAGATAGAAATATTTTTTTTTAAATGAAAGTTAAGTGCAGAGGAAAGGAATTTGACGTTTACACGCCTAAAGAAGCTAAGAAACTTGGAATTAAGGTTATTAAAGACTGGCGTCAATCCCAAATTGGAGAATGGATACAAACTCAGGATAAAAAAGTTATCCAAGTTACTGGCAGGCGCACAGAAAAACCTTCAAATGTTAAAAAGCCGTATATTTTTATTCGCACTGGATATGGTGAGTGTGGTGTCCATAAAAAACATGTCTACGCTCAAGAACAGCCTGATTACTACCGAGACAAATATTATTTTGGTAAAGATTTAGTTAAAAATGTGCGCCCAACCGCAAAGCAAAGAACATTTGTAGATGCCTTATTTTTACATGGCAAAACAGATAAACTTGGCATGTGGGACGCTGAATCTATTATTCTTGCCTACCAAACTATTTATAAAGATAACAACCCAGAACAAGCTTTACGGCGCGGAATGGGAATCCTCAAAAGAAAGCATATAAGAGAGTATATAGCCATGAATATGAGAGATAAATTAAGTGCAATGGGGTTAGACGACGATTATGTTGCCAGTAAATATAAAGATATGATAGAAAATGTAGAAATTCCCGCTGCGACAAAGCTAAATGCTCTTAATAGGGTTAGTGACATGCTTGGTCATTTAACTAAAGAGAAAAAAGAAGAACAAATTGAAGGTGTATTCGCATTATCTGATGGCGACATTAAAAAATTATCATCTGTACGAAAAACCATTGCAGAAACAACGTATGGCGCGCAAAACAGTAGAAACGAAGAATTACACACATCATCCACAGTCAAAAAGTGACCAAATTGACGTTTCACAACCTGGATTAGTTCATATTGATGACGAACCTTATTTTGTAGATGGTGTAGTAGCTAAATTTATCCTAGAATTGATAGATGAGGTAGATGCTTACAAAGAACAGCTAGAAAATATAGAAAAATTTACAGGGAGCTTTGGTGAAGGCTGATAACAAGCAAAAAATGCTAGAGGCTATGTATTTAGACATTTTTACGTTTGCTGAAATTCTTTTTGGCGACCCTGATAATTCTATGCACTTTCATTGTCGCTCCAAATCGCCCGAATTTCACCGCGAAATAGCCAAAACCTTAATAGATATGGAGCCAGGGCATAAACTAGCCGTAGTGGCGCCAAGAGACCACGCAAAATCAACATTTATCAACCTGATATACCCACTTCATCGCATATTATTTGGTGAAGAGCGTTTTTTACTGCTTATTTCCGAATCTGAAATGCAGTCTAAGTATAATTTAGAGGCAATCGGCAACGAAATTGAATTTAATCCTAAAATTAAATATTTTTTTGGCGATAGAAAGGGCGCCGTGTGGGGAAAGGAAGAAAAAGAGGTAATTGGCGGGTTTGATGAGTACGGGAAACCCAATGTTATGTGCAAATGCCTTATTCGTGGTACAGGACAAAAGGTTCGTGGACTAAAATATGGAGCATACCGTCCAACTTTAACAATAATTGACGATGGAGAGGGCGAATCAAACAGCACTACCCCTACAGCAAGGGATAAATTCAGAAGATGGCTAAACGCAGCGGTTATTCCTGGTTCTGGAGACGCAAAACTTGTATTTATAGGTACAATCGTAGATACAGACGCATATTTAAATAGAATTGCAGGACCACTAGCGTATGATAAAGAGGGAAATTATAAAGTCAAGGGTTGGAGGTCGTTATTTTTTCAGGCTGTGCCTCAAGATTTACCAAAAGGCAAATTTGGAACCTCTGGCAATGAGTTTACAGATAAAAAAGGCAATGTAAAAGTCTTGTGGGAAGATAGAAGACCTTATTCGTGGTTAATGGCGGAAAAAGAACGCTTAAAATCAGAAGGTGACATTGCATATTTTTATCAAGAGTACCAAAATATACCCGTTGATGACAGTTTTCGTATATTTAAACAAAAAGATATGCGATATTGGGAAGGTAGGTATATGTATGAGGATAAACAAAGCTTTATCATGCGTACTGATGAGGGTAGAAGAGTAAAACTGCCCGTAAATATGTTTATAGGCGTTGACCCAGCATCAAGTGAAAACGTAAAAGCAGATTATACGGTAATTATGGTAATAGCAGTAGACAAAGAGTACAATATTTACGTTCTTGACTACTTTCGAGGGCAAGTTGCACCGATGGATGGAGCTGATAAATTATTTGAGCTAGCGGACATGTATCATCCAAGAGATATTAAGATTGAAGAAACTGGACATGTGATGCTAGCTGATTATGTACGCAGACATTCAAAAGAAACAGGAAGATTTTATAATATTAATACTAGAAAAGCGATTAAGGCAAAATATTACCGTATTAAACAAATGCAACCTCATTTTGCGTCGCATTCTGTATTTTTAAAAGAATCCCATGAGGAACTGGAAACAGAACTTTTAAATTTTAAAGAACACGGTACATTTAAAAAAGATACTCTAGATGCACTTCGTTGGGCAATAGATGATATATGGGCGCCTGACGTAGAACAAAACGAAAAAGGGGAATGGTTACCACCGCCACCTATTACGGAAGTAGATTGGGAAACAGGTCAAATGTTTAGCGCTGCGGATTTTGTTGAAGCTTAATGGGAAATTTCGACATTGATTTAAACTTCGGTCAAATATACGAAGAAAAAATAAGAGAGCTTTTTGAAGGCGAAGGAAGTATTGAAGTAAAAACCGAACGCGATATTTGGGCGGATACGGGGAATATAGCTATTGAAATTCGCTCCAGGGGAAAACCTTCTGGTCTTTCTATTACAGAAGCAAAATGGTGGATTCAGGTTTTTACAGTAGACAAAGATGTTAAGTTTATGTTAATGTTTCGCGTTGACAAATTACGCAAAGCCGTTAAGTACCTATATATCAATGAGTTAGCGCCGAAAATAAATGGCGGTGATGACAATACTTCTGAATTAATCCTGGTCCCAATTTCAACTTTACTTTTGTTAAACAAAAAATTTTGAATTTACTGTAACATTTTTGTAACATTTACCCACAACATATGTTAAACTTACGTCAGCTTGAAACTAAAAAAATTTCGGCAGAAGAAGTTAGGGCAGATTACTTGCTTTTTGAAAGCTCTTCTGATGAATACCGATACCAAATGGCAGAAGACCATGAATTTTATTTAGGGTCACAGCTTACTAAGAGTCAAAAGAATTACTTGCTCAGTGTGGGGCAACCCCCCGAAGCTAACAATAAAATACGTCCCGCTGTCGAGCAGGTTTTAGCGAATATCGCCGCATCTGCTCCTGAATGGGATGTTCACTCTGTGGGCAAAACCGACAATGATGCGGCGTTCGTCTTTGACCAACTACTTGATAAAATATGGTACGATTCTGATGCAGATGTACATTTTCGTCAAGCATGTAAAGATTTTATTGTTAAAGGATTGGCATATATGTACATCTATCCTGATTGGCAGGGAGATGGTGGTTTAGGAACTATTAAAGTAAAACGTATGCCACCTGAGTCTATTTTTGTAGACCCAAACAGTTCTATGCCTGATTTTAGCGATGCTAGCTCAATTATCTACTCCGACCTTCATACCAAAGAACATTTAAAAGTATTGTTTCCTCAATATGCAAAGCAAATTGATGATGCGGAAGAAAATCATCAAAGAAACGAGCAAGAATCTGGAAAATATTCACGAGACAATATTGAAACCAGAGGAAGTAACGATTTAGACCATCAATCTAGAGTGAGGAAATATTGTTATTTTAAAAAAGTAAATATTCCTCATGCTTTAATTCTGGATACAACTACAGGTAAAAATAAATTATACAACAAAGAAGAATATAAAAATTTAATTGAAGACGAGCAATACGATGCGTTTATAAAAGAAGGAATTATTACAGAGCAATTAGCGTATCAAACAAGAATTAGAGAAGTGTTTGTTGTTGGTGACACAGTTCTTTACGATGAGATACTTCCAATCTCTGAGTATCCTATCGCAGTAGCCTGTAATGAGCATGCTGGCAATCCGTTTCCCAGTGGTGATGTAAGGCACGCCAAAACACCCCAACGCATGCTCAACAGGACTGAGGCATTAATTATTTCGCATACCAATGCTACAACAAACTTTAAACTTCTTTATGAAGATGGTGCTATTGATGCTAGTGAAATACAAAAATGGCATATACCAAATGCAATTATTCGAGCAAATCCTGGCGCATTAGCAACAGGAAAAATAAAAGAATTTGCGCCCCCTGCTGTATCTTCTCAGTTATACACTGAAAAATCACGATACGAAGTAGACATTGAAACTGTATTTGGCGCATATAAATTTTTACAAGGAAATGCTCAAGGCGCTCCTGGCACTGTTGGAGAGGCGCAGATTATGGATGAATCTTCTTCTAGGAAACAGAATTGGAAAATTTTACCTATTTACGACATGCTGACTAAAACAGCTAAAGTCGTAACACAGTGGATGCCAAGCGTATATGACCAACAACGCACATTGCGAATCGTAAGTCCAGTTGGAGACGAAAGTGAATTAACATTAAACATTCCTGTTTTTGACGATAAAACGGGGGCTGTTAAAAAACTATATGATATGGAGACGTCTCAATTTGATGTTCGAGTGGTAGTTGGTTCTACTCGTTCTAAATCTCCAATGGCAGAATTACAAAAAGATTTAACTCTTCTTAATGCAGGTATTTATGATAAAACGCAAGTTATTATGAATATGAAAGGCGATATAGATAAAGCGTCATTAATGCAACGTATGGGAGAAATAGCAAATTTACAAGCGCAGTTACAACAAGCGCAGGAAGAACTCAAGAAAATGCAAGGTGACTTGCAAACTCGTGAGAGGGAAGTGTTCCATGCCAACATGAGGGCTGAAATTAGTGAAGCTACCAAACCAGTTTCTGAAGCGGTAAGCAACATTAAGTCTAATGCAAAGTTGGAACAAGCACGACAAAGAGACAAGACTCGCATGGTCGGTGAAGAATTGTCTGTCGTAAAACAAGCGATTAACTCAGAATCCAAAGCTCCGCAAGCATAGCGGATAACTTTAAAGGAGCATCGTAATGACAAATGAAGACCAGAAAAACCAGAACGAGACAATGAGCGAAGATAACCTTCTTGCTGAACTCGATGAGTTCAATACAGGCTCTTCACCTGAAGCTGAACAAGAACAGCCAGTGGAAACACAAGAAGCTGTTAAACAGCCCGCAGAAGCTCAAGAGACTCAATCTGATGAGAAAGTTGATAAAGTAGAACCAGAGCAAAATGAATCCGAGATTGAGCAATGGTTAATCGAGAACAAATTCAAGGATGATGAGGAAGGTAAACAGAAATTAGCAGAAGCTTATAAACAACTCCAGTCAAAAACAGACAAAGAAAGAAATGAATGGAGTAGTCAGAAAGACAAGTTTGATAAGCTAGCTCAACTAGACGACTTCCTTGCCAGCAATCCTGATGTTGTGAAAAAACTAACAGATTCCGTACAGGAAAAACAAAAGGATATGAATGCACCGCCAGTTAAGCCTGACGATTATGATATTCTCGATGAAAGCATTGATAACTCTAGCTCCGCTAAATGGAGAGCAGAACAAGACCAATGGCTAATACGTCAAGGCGCTGCTCAAGCCATGATGGAGGTGGAAAAGTTAAAGTCTGAACTTTCAGAGTCTCAGGCATTTGACGCAGAAACCGCAGAGTTACAGAAAATGGGGTTAAGCGATACTGAAGTTGTTGAATACAGGCAATTTATGGCTGACCCAAATAATGTATCTCAGGAGAACTTGGTGGAAATCTGGAAAACTTTATCGAAAAAAGGGAATAGTCCTCAACCAAAATCGAATGAGCAAACTCCTAAGGTAAAGAATAAACCGAATAGCGCAGCTTCTGTTAGCGGAAATGCGCCTCAAGCTATTGAACCAGAAGAAAAAGCTGTAGACGATTTTTGGAAAGGGATTATGGAATTTAATAATACTAATACATAGTGTTATAGTCTCTTTTTTTTTAAGTGGGCTGTAACATTATCGTAACATAAATAGGAGGTAGCAAAATGGCTACAAATTATGGTACGGGTACAGCTCTTCAATTTTCAGATGCGTCTCAAAGACAAGTCCTTGAATTAGGGTCTAAAATCCACTACTACAATCCAAATGTTACTCCCATTTTCTCATTTTTTGGAATGAAGTCAAGCGTGACTCCAGTCCCTATATTTGAGTGGATGGAAGATGAGTACATGATTAAAAAATCCGTTAAAAAATCAATGGTTACAGCAACTGCTGGAGATATTGCAGCAACTGCCGATGTTGGTGATACAGCGACTGGTGGAATTAACGGTCACAACACTATTGTTAGATTTGATAAGCAAGCTGATTTAGAACTTTTTGAGGTTGGCGGTCTTTATTCAGTTTC